CCAATACCATTGCTACCTTGGGCACGGCTCTCACCCCACAGCACTTGGTACAGCTGAAGAAACTTTGCCGCAAGGTGATTATCTTCCGCGATAGCGATAGTGCAGGGCAAACGGCTGCCGAGCGCGATTTAGAGCTGATACTGCAAGCGGGTTTGTTTGCCGAATTAGTGGTATTCCCGTCGGAAGACAAAGAAGACCCTGACAGTATAGGGCAACGCCCCAATGCGGTAGAACTTATCAAATACTCGCGCAACGATGCTATATTGCACCTTATTGGCGAAGCCTACCGCGCAGCACTCGACCGCTATACTGAAAAACACGGACAGAGCAAAAAAGCACTGCTATTACCCGAAGATAAAAAGAACCTTACCGAATTGGCTAAAAAACTTGTAGGCTGCATTCCTGATGACACTACCCGCGAGGCGTATGCCGAGCAGCTGAAAGAGCTGTTTAAAATTAAGGTAGCTTCAAAATCTGAGAAGATTGAAAAGCAATATCTCAAGACACCAGAGATAATTATTGATATGGGAGAAAAGAACCCTAACCTTAGTAGACCAGTAGGCGAAGGCGATGGCTCTCTTGACTTCTATTTATTTCCTGATGAAGTAGAAGATCCTTACCTATATAAGAATGAGATTATAGAATACGGACTATTTCAGCACAAAAACCGTATCTATACATCCGCGGGCAAGGAGGGTAAGGAATACTTTATGTCGATTTCTAATTTTTCCATTGAAATAGTGCAGCATATGCAAGATGAGAAGTTCCCGATGAAACTTATACGCATCTGCAATATCTATGGCAGTGAAAAGATTTTTGATATACTTTCAGATAAAATAAACTCCCTACCCTCGTTTAAGAACGTAGTAACCTCGTTTGGTAACTACTACTTTTCAGGCACTCCCTCACAGCACGAACGCCTCTTGCGTTACCTTTTCGACCGTATGGGCACAGGGCGTAAGATTAGCATACTCGGCTGGCAAACGGAAGGCTTTTGGGCTTGGAACAACAAAATAGTAGTACCCCTGGGCGAAGATATAGTGCTCGACAAAACGGGACTTTTCAATTATCAAAAAACTTGCTATTACATTCCTTCAGCAAATGCCAATTACGAAAATAATGCTTTTATGTACGGAGCGCAAAAGAGGTTTAAGAGTACAGCCACTTCGTTAGCCCCTCCTGAGTACTTCAGACAGATGTATAAGGTACACCGCTCACACGCTATTACGGCTATACTCTTTGGCATTGGGGCGTTCTACCAAGATATTATTGTAGCGGGTACGGGCTTTTACCCTTTGCTCTTTCTCTATGGCCCTGCTTCAACAGGTAAAGATAATCTTTGCGAGGCGGTACAATCGCTGATGGGGATTCCTCAAACCGCGATACAGCTTGAAGGAGGTGCCAGTACCATTAAGGCACAAATACGCGAGTTCTCTCAGTTTAGCAATGGTATATCGCAACTATCGGAGTACAAGCGCGGCAACCCACAGATTGATGGGGTATTAAAAGGCTTGTGGGACAGGCGAGGCTATAAGCGAGGAACGATAGAAAGCCCCGTAGCTACCGAAGAAGTACCTATCTTATCGGCTACTATCCTCACCGGTAACGATTGCCCCGATGCTGAAGCCCTTATCACTCGCCTATTGTGGGAGGAAATGAAGCAACAAGAGTTTGACGACGAGGCTAAGATACAATATAATTTGCTGAAAGATATGTGCAAGAAAGGTATATCGGGTATGGCAGACTTTTTTATCCATAAGCGAGACTTCTTTGCCGATAAGTTCTTGGAAACCTACCGAGAGGCTAAGAGAAATTTCACCAAAGGAGAAGTTTTTAAGAATGTACCATCGCGTATTACCGATAACCTCTCAGTACTTCGGGCAGTATTCAATATCTTTAAAAACGATTGGATATTCCCATTTACTGAAGAAGAGATGTTAGCGCACTTCGAGATAATGGTAGATAGCCAACGCAAGAAAATAGAAACCGACTCGGCTGCCAATCGTTTTTGGGATTGCATATTGGTATGTATGCGGCTCACCCAGGGCGAAGCCTTACGAATGGGTATCAACCTGCGCGAGGAAGGTGGTTATCTAAGTTTCAACTTCAGCACAGTATATAGTATAGTGCAACGCCAATGGTTTATACAATATAGAGAAAACGCCCCAAGCAAAACCGAATTACGCCGACAGATAAAAGAAGCCGAGAGCTTCGTAGGAGAAGAAAAAGCCGTACGAATAAACCTAACCATCAACAGTCCTACCAGTGCGATAAAGGTAAACATCAACAAGCTGCCTATACGTGCAGAACTTATCGCAGAGATTGAAAATCAACGATTAAGAGGCGAGATAAAAGACATACAAGACGAAGATAATAGTTTTTATTGATAGCTAAAAAACACGAAAATTGAAAAATGAACTATTTTTTTTATAAAAACACGATTTTTTCAGAAAATGGCACTTTTTTTTTCCTACATTTCCTACAAACACTCAATATTCTAATAATGAGTATATTAACTAAAAAAATACGTAGGAAAGTACGTAGGATTTGTAGGATTACGTAGGAACTCGTAGGAAAGTGTAGGAAAAGTTTTTCGGTTTTCCTACGTAAAAAAAGTACTTTCCTACACACTAAAAAACGCTAATATTCTGAAAATCAAATGTAGTATTTGTAAAAATAGCTCTGTAGGAAATGTAGGAAAAAAAAATGCCCCTTTTTGGAAAAAAGTAACTTTTTTGAAGAAAAAATGCTGAAAATAGCTCTTTTCGCTATAGATAAAATTTATAATTATGAAATATTACTTTAAAATGCTAACCAATATAAAAGTAGCAGCCGCTTATCTACACAAGCGTAACAATGTAGTAATGGGCTTATACCGCGAAGGCAACTTAGTAGGCGGACTCCTTCCTGCCGGTAGTACCCTGTGTTTGCAAGACTTTTTAAGCACTATATCGGGTATTTTCCCTTTGCAAAAAAAGGATTTGCTGCTATATCGCTGTATGAGCAATACTATTACCTACGCCAATAATAACTGGGGCAAATTTTTAAAGCAAACTTATATACCCATTAGCGACAACAATTATATAGCAAGCTCGCTACTGTGTATAGAGCCTATCATCGTTTATCTCCCCAAGGTCGAGGCTTATGTAGCTGCTCTGTACTGGCATCAGTATTTGGTTGGGTTTTGCCATTTTTCCGATTTGTCAATTAGCAAATTAGAAAAATTGCCCATTCGCAAGTTATTCCCTACCGACTTAAACAATTTAGATAGCTATCTAACCGACAACCCTACCATTAAATACTATTGCAATAACGAAATGATATTTATTAATAACTAACATCCAAATTCTTATGCTAAGCATCACTTTACACCTGCCCATTTATCTTATTAAGTATATGCGTACGCTCTATGGCGAGCCGTATGCCCCAAAAGCAAACGACGAAATAGGTATCTATATCCTCAACGTGTTGCAGCGCAAAAGCAACCTATCGGAGTACCAATTACGCGCTAAGAAAGAAATATTGTATACCTACCAGCTCACTATTAGCACAAGCAATTATGAGAAGCGTGGGGCGATAATCTTGCCACAACAGAACACACTAATAGTGAAGTTCGTAGACAGTCATTTTCGCCGAGAACTCTTTCGCACAGCAGTAATGAACCACTATTATTATAGTATACCTTATAAGTTTACCATCATCAACATATTAAGGTCCTACAACATCGAAGAAAACGATTTACCTTACGAGACCATTCGCAAGGATTTTAACCGTAAAAAAGAAGAAATTGAAAAACGATTATTAAAATGAACACCCTACACCTCACCATCAAAAAGAAGTGGTTTGATATGATACTCTCAGGCGAGAAAACAGAAGAGTACCGCGACATCAAGCCGTATTACAACCTTGGTCTTATTGGACGAGAGTACGACACTGCCGTCTTTCGCAATGGTTATGCTCGTGATGCTCCAAGACTCACTATAGAATTAAAAGCTATACGCTTTGGCACTGGCAACCCCGAATGGGGCGCAGAAGCCAATAAAAAGTACTTCGTGCTATACTTAGGAAAGATTATTAACACTAAAAATATCGACAAATGAAAACAAAAACATTTAAAGAATTATCAATAAAGGTTACATACTCTGTAGACCTTTCAGAGGTAGAAATACCAGAAAAAATTGCAGAACAAATGGAGCAATCATATGATAGAAGAGAAAGAATTTGTCTATGGAGCTCATCAAAATATCCGAATTTAGAACAATGGTTGATAAACCATGTTAAAGAAGAGGATAGCGAAGACCTTGAATACGAAATTGAAATTTTAGAAGCCGAATAAAATGAATACACAAAATTTAACAATCCAAGAACTCGTGCCCCTTATCCAAGAATGGGCAAAAGAAAGAGAAATCTATGAGCAACTAACGCCTTTTGATGAACTCCTAAAAACGCACGAAGAAGTCGGCGAGCTTATCAAAGCGTGTTATGATAACGACAAACCCGCTATTCAGGACGCCATAGGCGATGTAATGATAACAATGATTAACTATTGTTACTTTATAGAATTGGATGCTGTAAAGTATACTAAGCAAGCGGTTGATCTATCCGTAACAGGTTATTATACCATCTCATACGTGATGAACGCTTATAACGCTTTAGGTAGATTGATAAGCCTTTATGTGTGGAATGAAGGCAAAGAAATATCCAAACCAAGCGGACTTAGAGTATTTAGTATCCTACACTATCTCAACGGTATTGCTCATTTGGAAGGCACCACCCTTGAGGAGTGCCTCAATATCGCCTACAACGAAATTAAAAACAGAACAGGAAGAATTATTAACCGTAAATTTATCAAAGATGAATAAAAAAAATCATTACCCTAATTGGCTTGTACCCTTGGATATAGCCAAAGAACTCAAAGCAATAGGTTTTAACAAAAAGACTATGTTTTATTTTTTCTCAGGTGATACTACATTTAAATGTAGTATCTCTGAAGACATACCTTTGGATTACATTCTTCCTATTGAAGATATTGAATTAGACAATTATAATAGGAAAGGTTTTTACGCTTCAATTCCTGTATGGGAACAAGTATTTGAGTGGTTCAGAAGTAAAGGTTATCACGGCGTTATAACTGTAAGGGATGAAGATGGAGATAATGAGTACTCCTATTGTATTGACTACCTCAATGAGTTAAGTAGCGACTTTGAGCAAGATAGCCACCTAACCTATGAGGAAGCTCGTGAAGCCCTTGTAAAAGCACTCATACAAACCTATAAACAAGAGCAGCCTATAAATGAAAATGAGTAACTCACCAAGGCAAAGGGTATAACTACCTTTTGCCTTTTTTATTGCAAAAAATATTCTTATAACTTACTGATATTAATGTACTTACAAAAAAATGTTGCATTTAAAACAAAATAAAATAAAAAAAACAAGCAAAATGCTTGCGTAATTAAAATAGTTACCGTATCTTTGCAACGTAAAATTAAAACAAGTAATAACAATTTAAAAACACTTAGAAAATGACAACAACAGACAAGAACAACGTTACTAATACTACTTACAATGTAGTATTCAATGATGATAATAATTCTAATGATAAAGGCTTCGAGCAAACATTAGAATATTGCAAGAACTACATTCAATCATTCAACGGTACTAATCACAGCTACTTCAAAGACTACAAGGGGGGTATAGTACAAGTCGTTTGTAATGAAACTGGCGATGTGGTATATGAAGAAGAAGTTATTTAACAATTATTTTACTACAAAATGAAAACAGAAAACAAAACATTCAGAGTAACCTACACCAAGTATATAGGCGGTAACGGTACAATAATAGTAAAAGCAAAAGATGAAATGCAAGCGATTAATAATGCAAAATATCTTTGTGCAACTGGCAAGGATTTCAGAGAGCCTCAACAAATAGATGATAGTTTATATACAAAACCAAGAAAACAGGGCTTTCATGGTAGACAATAATAATTAAAAACAAAGCCCCTAACATTACATTAGGGGCTTCCTTGTAAAATTAAAACAATTCTAATGATTTAAAATCACTTAGAATTAGTGCAAAATTATAAAACTTATGAGCAATAGCAAACTTTTCGAATTAAAAATGCCTAAATTCTTGTTGGCAATAGAGCCTACACAGATGCCTAGCGGATTTCATTACATCTATTCACCTCATTACTTATCATTAGTATTGGTAATTAGAGAGCGCACACAGCAGGTAATTCTCAATAATGAATTACAAAGCAAGCCACAGAAGCGATATACCTACAACGACAATGAGCAATTTACACTTGTAGTATTGCAAAATAATATACAACAAGTAGGGGGTATTTTATCGCCAAAAATATCGCAAGCACAATTCTTAGATGAAGCGTGGGAATGGTACAGCACTAATATGATAACACAAGAAGTATGACACCGCACGACAAAGTAATATACATCATTCAGCAATTAGAGCTATCTGATAGCAAGGTAGCACGTGCCATTCAGAAGAGTACATCAGCAGCTACACACAAGAGAATGAAGCTCAGAGATAACAAATTTACTGAGGAAGATTTTCAAAGAATACGCGATTTCTACCTCAAAAAATTGAGGAATATAGAAAAATTGGAATAAAAAAAACTTCTAAACCTGTCCCTTGCTAAAAACAAAAGGTAAAAGACTAACATACAGCCTTTTACCTTTTTTATTACCCCACAGCCACTTCACAGCCCTCCCTTAGCTTCTCTACAGCCACCATACAGCCACCATACAGGCAACATACAGCCAACACCCCTAAAACATCCTGCAAACCCTTACTACACAACGCCTCGCACCTCATTTTATCTCTTATCGCTTCCCCTAAAGCCGTCCTTTCACAACACCCCAAAACACCCTACTTTTGCCGTATATTTGTAGTTAATAAGTTAGTCGTTAGCAAGCGACAACATTCTAACGGCTAACTACTAAAGACTGACGACTAATGCTCAACCTTTGCAACCTCCCCGAATCTTTCACTCGCGAAATATCTCACGTGCTCTTGTTTGAGGCTAATTCCTTTAGCTTCAATCAGAATATGCGCGCCCTTACCCCTAATGAAAACAGCTATCTGTTGCGTATCGACCTGCATAACCCCGCGCCTTATAACCGCAAGGTGAGTATCAAGCAGCAAAACCACAACGATTACTTCGATATACAAGTCTCCTTGCCTATTTACGATTTGTCTAAGGACACTCGCAAGAAGCTCATCGGCTTTCACAAGCAACGCCGTTATGTGGTCGCCCTGGTATCCGAGCAGGAAATGCTGGTAGTAGGCAACGCCCGCGAGCCTTTCACTCTCACTATCGACGACAATATAGTTGATAACGGCAAAGGCACCGACACCTATATAGTTACCCTTACAGGGCAAACGATTATCTTTCCTAATATCAGCAAGATAACCGAAAAATTCCGTGTCCTTTTCTTTGCGCCGCCTTTGCAATAATTTTGCACCATTAATGATTTGCCGATTAGCAAATTGGCAAATTAGCAAATTGACAAATTATTATGCTATTCTCTATCAATCATAATTACCTCGCTGAAAAACTCCCCGAACTTCTCTTAGCTTATCGCAAGGGGAGTTTCGAGAGTTCGCATTGGTACGAAGAGGATTACCGCTATGATTTTGAGGAGCGCAACGCCTCTTTGCAACAAGGGCGCGACAGCTTCCCCGTAGTGGTAGAACTCAAGCAGCCCATTGTTAAATACACCTCTTATGGTTATATCGGCACCCAATATATAATTTCGCTGTTAGGAGCTCTGGAATCGCACCAAGCCGTTACCGCTATCGTGCTGGACATCGATAGCGGGGGCGGAATGGTTGCAGGCACTGAGGAGCTCGCCAGCGTTATTCGCGGTTTGCGCAAACCTACCGTCGCCTATACCGGTGGCTGTATGTGCAGCGCCGCCTATTGGATAGCCAGTGCTTGCGATAAGGTAGTCGCCGCCCCCTTTGCCGATGCCATTGGCAGTATAGGCACAATGTGGAGTTTTCAAGATTTTGCGCCCCTTTTAGAAAAGTACGGTGTAAAAGTATACGAACTCTACGCCCCCGAAAGCAGCGAAAAGAATAAGGCTTGGCGGGACCTTAAAGAAGGCAACGACAAAACCATATTGCAAAGCCTTTCAGAATACAACGCCCGCTTTATTAGCAGCGTAAAAACCTACCGACCCGATGCTAAAGAAGAAGTGTTCAATGGCAATACCTACAGTGCTAAAAAAGCCAAATCATTAGGATTGATAGACGAAATAATGACACTTAACGAAGTGATTAGTCAATTAGCTAATTAGCCATTGACAAATCGACAAATTGACAAATTAATAAAAGTATGAAACACGCAAAAATCGCCGCTATATTGGCTCTCGCCAGTATCGACCTAAAAAGCCCCTTATTTGGGAATGAAAAGTTTGTAGAGCTCAAAGAATCGCAGCTCGACAAGATTGAAGCCGCCTTAGCAGCTGCCGAAGCTGCTGCCAACAACACTGCCCTCGAGCAGCTTATGGCAGAACTGAAAGCCAACAACGAAAAGCTATTAGCTGAGAAAACAGCCCTTACCGCTGAAAAAGAAGCCCTCGCCGCGCAAGTAAACACCCTTACTGCTGAAGCTGAGAGCCTCAAAACCGAACTCAACAACCGCCCTGCTCACTCATTGCCTGCCAATGACGGCAAAGAAGAAGAGGTAAAAGGAGAGTTCGATGGCATCGTAGATATGAACGATGCGCACAATCAATTAGCAAATTAGTAAATTAAAATATGGGAAATACAATTAAAGCTACTGAAATTGCAAAAGAGCTCGTACGTTACGGCAATGCCCGTCCTATCGAACTCGAAGCAGCGATACTCTCTAAAGAAATCCTGCTAAACCGCTACGCCAAACCACTGGGCAAAGTAAAAGGCGAATGGCATATACCTGCTGTATTCATCAGCAATGTAGTGCAAGCCTTTTCCGACAAGTGGACGGGTGCTGGTGAAGTGTCTTTCAAAAAGAAACTTTTGAAAAACTTCCGTCAGAAAATCAACTTCCCTATCAACCCTAACGACATCGTTGGCAGTTGGGAAGAAGCTATGTACGAAGAGGACAAAAAACCTCACGAAATGCCTATCAGCAAGTTCATTATGGGGCTTATCACCAAAAAAGTGATTTCCGACCTCGACCTCATTAGTATTACGGGCAAGTACGATGCCACCCAAGTAGGCAGTACTACCCCCGATTATACCAAAACAATGGACGGACTTAACGAAGTGGTGAACCGCGCCGTTGCCGATACAAGCAACCCTGTTTTCCACATTCCTGTAGATGCAGGGGTAACAAGTATTGTAGACCGCGTTACTAAGTTCGAAAAAGGCTTGCCAGGGGGCGTGAAAGTGAAAACACTCTTTATCTCTCTCGAAGAGTTCAACGACTATGTAGAGCTACGCGAAACGCCTGCTAACCAATACATCGACTTCAACGATCCGCAACGTGGTAAAACCAAATACGGACGTGACTTGGTAGGTGTACCAGGATTGAAAGCGGGGCGTATCATCGCTTGGGTAGACGGTAACCTCTTCCGCCTATACGACCGCGTAGATAACCCTGCGCGTATCAACGATGTACAGGTGCAAGATTACCTCGTGAAAATATTCTCCGAATGGCACTTGGGCTACGACTTTGCCGTAAACCAATACCTATTCGTGGAAACCAACGATGCTCAGAAAAAACGAGGATTGAACAACGATGAGCAAAACAAGTTGTTCTACCCTAACCTCGTATTAGCATAGTTCACCAATTAGCAAATTAGCCAATGTGCTAATTTGCTAATTGACAAATCGACAAATTAACAAATTAAGATTATGGCAAAAGAAGAAGAAAAAAATACACCTGTGTCAGAAGCCTCTACCGAAAGCAACGATACACAAGTACAAGCCCTCAACGAGCGCGAGGCTGCTCTCAACGAGAGAGAAGAAGCCCTCAACCGCCGTGAACACGCACTGAATGAGGTTGAAAAACATCTCAACGCGCGCGAACAACAACTCGACCAATATGAGGAGCAACTCAAGGGAACCCCCGAAAAACCTACAGAAGAAGCTCCCCGCAAAGGTCACGAGTTTACATTTCGCGATGTGAGATACAAATTTACCGACGATGCTCCTGAAATGTTGCTTATAGGCGGTGAATCCCTCTCACAAGAAGAAATCGCTAATGACGAGGAACTACTTCTCCAACTCATCGGCGGACACTCACCCTTAATTAACAAATTAACAAATTAAGATTATGGCAAAAAGTTGTTTCGATAACGTACCCCACGAAAGCCTCGATGCTTGTCCTAACGACGAAGTAAGCGGAGGCATCAGCACTCGCATTTTGTACGCCCCCAAAGCGTTTGTAGACAAATGCGTATTGCCCGCCAATACCGGCGAACTTGGCAAAGCCAACACTATCGAAGACGGTAACCTTACCCTTATCGCTACCAAGAATTTCAAAGGTATCGATGCACAAATAGACGAGGGAGAGCTTAAAACCTCACTTGTTGGCAATGCAGGCAACAAAAAGGCAAAAACCGAGTTAGAGCTAAAAATACCTCGCTTTAGCGATGTAACCCTCGACTTCATCAGCCGTTATAAGAACGTGCCGATGATATTCGTAGTTCCCGATGCCCAAGGCACGCTATGGGTAATAGGCACCAAGATTAACCCTGCTTATATGGATACTGCCGAAGCCACTACCGGCAAAAAAGCCGAAGATGATAGCGGTATTACCCTAAAAATCATCACAAACTCAAAACTGTACAAATATGCAGGAACCATCGCCGAATCATAAGTACTTTAAGTCGCTCCTTCCTGAAGGTACCGCCTACTACACCCAGCCTAAAGAGTTGGGGGGCGGACTTCAGGTGGTCGATTTAAGCCGTATACCTCATAATATCATAAACCTATACCTGGCGGGCTTTCCTTATTATGCTTTGCAAGAAGAAGCTGCCGAGCTACTACAAGCCCTCAGCACCGAAACCCTGCAACAGCTCATCGAGAAGAAGAAAAAGCAATACCCGCCCGATGTCCCTATCTTAGAACGCGCCTTGGCACTGAAAAAAAGTCGTTAGTGATTAGCCGTTAGTCGTTAGAAAGCGACTCTACACTAACGACTAATGACTAAAGACTAAAGACTAACGACTAATGACCAATTACCGAGAACAATATAAACGTTTGCTCACAGAGTACGAACGCCTTGGAGGCAATCTTCAGGGCGTTCCTCGCTTTTATTCCTTAGAAAACGAGGCAAAGCTAAAAGCAAAAATAAAAAGCCTCACTCCCCGTTCCCCCCTCTCCCAAGTAGAGGGGGACAATCCGAAATCAGTAACATCATCTACTTCAGTGCTTCCCCTCTCCTTGGGAGAGGGGGCAGGGGTGAGGATTATTGCCGATTATCCCCAAGCATTGCACCCCGTATACCTCGCCAAGAAAAACCACTGGCTACAAGCCTGCTCACTCAAGCTACAGCTTAACGCCCTCCCAGCCCACCAAGAAAGCCAAGCCCGCGCCCTACAGCAGCAGTTATGGCAGTTATTCGAGGAAATGGACGCCTGCGATACCGTGCTCGACTATTGGAGTAAGTACAAACGCATATTGCTCCCCGCCAACCCCACTCAAGAAGAAGCGTTAGACAAGCTAAGCCCTACACAACTCGTACAACGCCTGCACACCTTGCGCAGCAATATAGTATCACGTGAAAAAAGCCTTAGAAAGTGGAGGCTACAAGCCGCCGAAAGTGAGGGCGAAAACTTTACTTTGGCTGAAAAAATATTCCGAAAAACCGAAGAATTAGAGCAGCTAAAGCTGCTGGTAAAAACCATTGAAAAAAAGATTGAAATGAAGTAATTTTTTTAGGAGGTATAAAAATAGTCCTCCGTTATTAAATAAAAAACTCCTACATCTTTTAAGTAATAATAGCCAATAGGGCACGGAGGACTTATGTCTTTCTGCCTATTGGCTATTATTATATTTAGATGTAGGAGGTGCAAAGATACAAAATAATTTCAAATAACAAGTAAAATAATGAAATCTATATCAAAAATTTGGCAAAGAACACCCATAAGTTATTATGGAGGCAAACAAACTATGCTTCCTCATATTTTACCACTAATACCCCAACACAAAATCTATACAGAGCCTTTCTTTGGAGGAGGAGCTGTTTTTTGGGCTAAAGAACAAACAAAAACAGAAATTATAAATGATTTCAATGCTAATGTTATCAACTTTTATAAAGTATTGAAAACTGATTTTGAAGAATTAAGAATGTTAATAGAAAAAACTATTATCAGCCGTGATGCTTATAAATCAGCATTAGTGATTTATAACACACCTCATTTATTTTCAGAAAAACAAAGAGCGTGGGCATTTTGGTTTGCTACAAATTTTGGTTTTTCTAATCAAGTAATGAATTGCAGAATTACTTCTAATTCAAAAAATGTAAAACTTTTGAATAATAAAATAGAAAGTTTTACTGATGTGTATTCACAACGATTGCAAAATGTACAATTAGAGAACAATGATGCTTGCGATGTAATCAAAAAAAGAGATTCATTAGATACATTTCACTATTGTGATCCTCCTTATGTTGGGGCTAACCAAGGTCATTATGGTGGTTATACTCAAGAGCATTTTAATGAATTACTAAAAACTTTGTCTCAGATTAGAGGAAAATTTATTTTGAGTTCTTATCAGAATGAAGAGCTGACAAAGTATGTTAATCAATTTGGTTGGAAACAGCACAAAATACTACTACACTTAGGAAGTAGTCAGACAAAAAATAAAAAAAGACAAGAAATTTTAACTTTAAATTTTTAAATATGCGAGAAATATTAGCACCCTTAGAATGGTATACTGTTCAAAGAAAAGTTTCGGAACTTGTCCCTTATGAATACAACCCCCGAAAAATATCCGATTTAGACAAAGAACGTCTCAAAAAATCATTAGAAAAGTTTAATTTGGTAGAAATTCCTGTGATTGATATTGACAACACTCTTATAGGAGGACACCAAAGAGTAATAATTCTATTTGAATTAGGAAGAGGAGAAGAAATCATTGATGTTCGTATTCCTAATAGAAAACTTACAGAGGATGAATTTAAAGAATACAATCTTAGATCAAACATTCTAAATGGTGAATTTGACTATGAAAAAATATCTGAGTTTTTCTCTGATATCAATCTTACAGAAATAGGTTTTGATATTAATTCATTTGACGATTTTATTCAATCAGAAAACGCTGTAAAAATAGAAATAGAAGAGGAAGTAGATATTACTCCTCCTAAAAACATTCAATCTAAGGAAGGAGATATTTTTGAATTAGTTTCAACACAGAAGGGAATTACACATAAGGTTATCTGCGGTGATTCTACCAAAGAAAAAACTTACAAAAAACTACTTGGGAATGAAATTTTTCAATTAATAGTTACGGACCCTCCCTATAATGTAAATTACGAAGGTGGAACCAAGGATAAATTGAAAATAAAAAATGACAAAATGAGTGATCGTGCTTTTTTTGAGTTTCTTTATGATTTTTATCAAAATACTTTTAAACACTCAATGATTGGTTGCCCTACTTACATCTTTTACTCAGATTCTGAAGCTATAAACTTTAGAACCGCAATGCAAAAAGCTGGATATAAGATTTCAAGTGTATTGATTTGGGTAAAAAATCAATTTGTTTTAGGAAGATTAGACTACCACATGAAGCACGAACCTATATTGGTAGGAGAAATTGAAGATGTAGAGAATGTAAAAAAACATCAACCAATTCTCTATGGTTGGCAATCAGAAGGTAAACACCCTTGGTATACAGATAGAAAACAGTCCTCTGTTCTTGAATTTGACAAACCTAAAAAAAATGCAGATCATCCTACTATGAAACCTATAGAACTCATAGGTTATCTTATCAAAAATAGTTCACAACAAAAAGATATTGTAGGGGATCTATTCCTTGGTTCAGGCTCCACTCTTATAGCTTGTGAAATGAATTGGAGAACGTGTAGAGGGGTAGAGTTCGATCCTCAATATATGGATGTAATTATACGCCGTTGGATAGCCTATATGAAAACAAATCATTTAGGTTTTAAAGTTATTTGTAATGGGGAAGAACTTTTTCAGGAAAAAATAAACCTCTTTTTAGCAAAAGAAAGTGAATAAGTTTTTTTTAAAAAGTTAAAGTTTTCTAATGTACTGAAATTAAATGATTATTTTTAACTACTTACAAAAGTTTTTCTCTTATTTTTTTGAGAAAGACTTTTGTGTTTTTTCTTGCAGGAGAAAAATATTATTTGTAATTTTGTACCTAAAAATTAAATATTTTATGAGAACTTATGTAAGACCTCATACAAGAAGTTTAAGAAAAAATAATTAACAAAATATAAAATGTATGAAAAAATTTTTAATTATCTGCACTGCTCTATCTTTTATTGCTTGTGACAAAAATTATAAGTATGTTGAAAGTATTGAGGAAAATTTAACACAACAAGAAAAAGAAGATAACTTTACTGAAAAGAATGACACCTTAGCATTTTTGAAAGCTTATCGTAACTTCTTGGTGTCTAAAAAATCAAAAGACGATTTAAAAAGACACAATGTGTCAAATAAAATAGTAAAGGGTTTTAAATTATTCAACTCAAACGGACAAGAAATTTCAACAATATCTTTTGTCACTCGTGAAAAAGCAATGAGAGAGATTGAAAAAGAAGTTATGTCAATGCCAAGTACATTAGGCAAAATTAAAAGTGATTTAGAAAAGGAGAGATTATCTAATATTGATTCTTCAAAGGTAAAAGAATTAGCCCCTTTTTTTGTAGAAAAGAATGATGAATTTGAAGGGCACTCTTGGGTTGAGCCTAAAACTAAACCTAAATATAGAAATCAAAATGCTTTTTATCTTTATTTTATGAAAACAAAAGAAGGTTACCCAGCTAATCTTCGTTTTGTTGGACAATATACAGCAGATGATTGGTTATTTATTCAATCTATTAAATTTAATGTTGATGGTTATATTTGGGACTACACTCCTAACGAAATAAAAAGAGATAATAATACAATGATATGGGAGTGGTTTGATGATAATGTTGGAAGTTTGAATGCAGGCTTAGTAGAAGCCATAGCTTATGCTGAAAAACCTATAAAAGTAAGATTAATAGGTAGGCAATATTATAAAGAAAAAACTATTTCTAAAAAAGAAATAAAATCTTTTCTCGAAACTATTGAATACTATAAGGCTTTGGGGGGAAAATACTAATTTTAACAATTAAAATAACCTGCATTTTTTTGTAGGTTATTTTTTTATTCTTATTTTTGCAACGCGTAATCAAGAGCAACACTTGTACAAAGTTGCAAGAAAATAATTATTATAAAATATTCCGTGAAGGTGTGTATAGTAGTAATGCTATACAACAAAAGCATTCGTGCTCTTGATTACGCAACACCCACTCACGGATTTTTTTATTTCTTCAACACAATGAATGATTACAAAGAAATTCTCAAAACATTACTTTTGCGCTATTATTCTCCCCATCCTATAGGAGCGGTCGAAAAGCAATACAAAACTACCTCGCAGGTGCTCGCTATGGCACAGGGCATCATCCCTACCGAACCCATAGACCAGCACGATGTTTATGATGTACTTCAAGAATTAGGGTTCACTATCGAACTAGTAGAAATGCCCGATAACACGCTTGTCTATTGTTGGTGTTTATACCGAAAAGCCTCGCATTAGCGGGGCTTTTTTTTGTCCTTTCACTTTTTTCACATACACACTACCTTTGCAAAGTAATTTTCATTGGCTCATTAGCTAATCGACAAATCGACAAATTAACTATGGAACCCAGATACAAAGTCAATCCCCTAACGGGCGAGTTACAAGAGTACGTTTTTGAGTACAACGGCATAGTAGCCTTGCGCAATTTCACGGCAAGGGTAGAAGATGAACGCCTTATCCTTCACGCTGCCGATGATGTGAACTTCTCTATCCTCGAAGCCTTAGTAAGCGAGGTAGAAATCAACGGCGTGGTATATGATAATCCCACCGCTGCCCAAGAAGCCCTTACCCGCCTTACCTTCAATCAAAACCGCCCTGTGCTCCTCGACAAATCGTTAAAGGATCTTATCCTTGGAGCCGTGCAGAAGATACCAGGGAAAAAACTCTCCACCGAGGACTTCACCACAGAGTTACGTCAGAAATTAGAAGGCTTACAGCAGGTAGACACATCGGGATTGCTGCCTAAAGGCGGTTATACGGGTACGGCACAAGATTTAAAGAATCTCATCGACGCTATCAATCGCATATTGCAGAGTGACGACACCGATCTCGACCAAATACAAGAGATTGTTACCTACATCAAGCAAAACAAGCATATTCTTAGTACGCTCGGTATAAGCAATATTGCGGGCTTAGTAGAGGCTTTAGCGGCTAAAGCTGAGAAAGACCACCACCACGATGAGCGGTACGCGCCTATAACCCACCATCACAACGAGTACGCCCACCGCACACATAGGCATAATTGGGATGATATTGACGGAAAACCTAATAACCTCGCTACCACTGAAAATGTTAAAACAGCAATTGAGGGGATACAAATAGGAGGAAGGAATTTATTAAGAGAAACAAAGGAGTTCATTGTAAACGGACAATCTAACCATATGGGATTTACTTGGAGTAATAATGCAGGAGAGGTTATTGCTGAGCGGTTCAATGGTAATGTGATAAGAAAGATTACTAATGCCGATTATCGTGGTATAAATGCTATTATTTCTCCTATTGTTGGCAGGCCTGTTATTATTTCATTTTGGGCTAAAACCACAGGGAAAGGTAAGTTTATCAATTTTGCAACATCTAACCAATCTCCTCCAGATAATATATCAGCTTCTCTGGTATATTCTAATAATCAAACCCTTATTAATGATGGGCAGTGGCACAGATACACCATCTACAATCCTAACGGAATGTATTTTCACAACAACGGAGGAAACGGATTTATAGAATTTACAGATGTTAGTGGTGAGATATACTATTCGTCTATAAAGATAGAGATTGGTAATACTCCCACAGACTGGTCTCCCGCGCCTGAAGATTTTATACCAACAGAAAGAGCTGGAGCTGCAATAGGTTCAAATTGGACTGCTGTAGTAGAACATCAAAACAATACAATCTTTGTAGAAAATTCCTTAAATATTGAATTAGGACAACTACAAAATATGGGTTCAATATCTTTCATTAAAACCTTCGATGTTGGTGCAGTAACCTTTACTTGTGCAGTAAAAAACATAATATATCCTTTTGATAACCAATTCAACGGAAAAAAAGGCTCTACAGCAGTGGTTAGCATTCACGATAATGACTGTTATATTCGTATTAGTAACGTTTAAACATATACAGAAGCTATGAATGCAGTACAATTTTTGGAATGGGGACTTAAAAGAAAACCTAAGCTAGATTTGTGGAATTTATTTTTAGTTTTGAGAGATGCATTTTACTCTAATAAATTAAGTGCTATTGCAGATTTAAAAATAGCAATGGATAATACTTCTATAGTTAATCTTATG